TGCGCCCCGCCGCCTCGCCGGTCGTAAACCACTCCACGAAAGACGACGCGCTCTCCACCCCGCCTGCCGTACGGACCGTTACCTCCAGTCCGAACTCCTTGCTCGTGACACCGCCGAACCACTCCACCTCGCTCGCAGCCACCCAGCCGGTGTCCAGCACCTGCGTCGCGCCGGAGAGTGTGTAGCGAGCGCTCAGCGGCAAGTCGTACACGCGGAAGCGGTAACCGCTGGCCGCCGTATTTGCGTCCAGCGTCGCCACGCCGACCTCCGGCGTGACGACGGGCGCCGGCCGGCGCGGAATCGCGAGACCCGCCAGCGAGCGCGGCGCGTCGTCGCCGGCCGTGCCCACGCCGATGAAGAGCACCTCAACCGTGCTGCCGTTCTGCCCGGTGAGCATGCCTGGAAGTCCAGCAACAGCGGGCGCCGCGTCCAGCGCATAATTCCAGACACGTACGACGGGGGAACCTTCGGACCACAGGGCGCCGAAGACCTGGCCGGTGTGGTAGCGGAGGAGCATGTGATACTCGCCCGCGAGCGCCGCGGTGGCGTTCGTGCTGTTCGCCACCAGCTCGTCCACCCCCTGCCGCACCTCCGTGCCGTTCAGCGTGATCTGCATACGCAGGTCGCCGTCGTGCAGCACGACGCCGAGCGGCACATTAGAGCCCACCACCTCCGCGATGCTCGTCCAGCGGGCTTGGCAGTACACCTCCGCGTCCTCAACCGCTCCGGGCACATCGAAGAACGTGTGCAGGATCTCGTCGGGGTGCGGCTGAATGCGGAGCACCTGCGCAGCGCCTGCCGCGGCGATGGAGTAGAGCGCGGGGTTGCCGGACGTGCTGAACCCGGCCGGGAGGCCCAGGCCGGGCGGAAATTCGCTGAAGTCGGTCGCGAAGCGGGCCACGTTACTCCGCGCGCAGCAGACACGTCTGCACCAACGTAGAAGCTCCGGGACTTGCCTTCAAAATCACGACGCGCTGCGCGGCGGAGAGGTTCACCACCTCGCCGTCCACCGTCAACGCCGGAACGTCTCCAGCAGCGCGGATACGATCGTACTCTGCACCCTGCTCATCGTTGAGCCCGGTAATCGCACGAATGCTGCACATAACAATCTTTCCCTTTGAAAGTTACACCTCCGCCTGCCAGCGTCGCAGCAGCTCCTCGATGCCGTGATGCGAAATCCGCTCAGGACCGCCCGCGATGCGGTACACGACCCGATCCTGTCCCACGACGACGATCGTGTCCTGGATGCGCGCCACGGTGCCAGAGATCACCCCCTGGCTGAACGCGCGCCCCTGCGAGCGGAGAAACGGCTGATCCGCGTTCCCGCTCGCGTACCAGGACTCCGTACTGGACTGGCCGAAGATCCAGAGCTGGTCGCCCGCCACCAGCAGGTTCACGATCTCGTCCGGCTCGGCCTCGGCGGATGAGAAGTCCAGCGCGTCGATGTTCACCTCGCCCGGGCGGATCCAGAAGAAACGCCGACTCGCGGCCTCCGCACAGATCACGTAGCTCGCGAGCGTCGCCAAATCCACGATACCGATGTCGTCCGGCACGGTGCTCTCGTGGAGCGCGTGGCCGCCGCCCCCCTCCAGCGTCGCGGCGGACCACGACGTGCCGGCGCCCGTCTCGCTCACCGCGATGGTGTTCCCCGCAACGCCGCCCACGCGCGCCACGACGTCGAACGCTGTTTCCAACAATCCGCGAGGCATTACACTCGGATGCTCTACCAGCACTGTACTGTAAGCTACTCCCGGCGTTCCGGTATTGCTAATAGCAGCATATAGATTCATACACGATGCGTAGAGCGTGCCGCCGAGCTTCACCCGCCAGGGCTCCGCGCCACTACCGGCCGGCGTGCCATCGTCCACGTCGCCGGCGGTGAAACGGTAGACCACGCCGTCGATCGTCACCTCGTCAGCGTCCGCGACCGCCGTCGCGGTCAGCGTAGCAGTGGCGCGGCTCTCGCCCTCGTAGTACTGCAGCGTCACGCCGTCCGAGACGAAGAGCGCCTCCCAGCCTGGGATCGCGACGCTCGTCATCACCGGGAAGCCGCCGCCCTGCACGATCCCGGTAATCTCCGTCACCACGATCCCGTCGTAGCGGAAGAGCGCGTCACCGGAGACGATGAAAAGATCACCGCCGAACACGCCCTCCTGCGAGTAGAGCTTGCGAATCGGCCCCTCTCCCACCTCCAGAAACAGCGCCGTCCCCGGGCGGGAGAGGAGCGCGACCTGCTCCGCCCCCACGGGATTCTTCTCGAAGAACCGATTTTCCATCCGGATCTCCGGCAGCTTGCCGTAGGGGCGGCTGTACGCGCCGATGCCGAGCGGGATTTGTGTCATACGACGTATCCAGTAGGGCCTACCTGCGGCGCCAGAGGTTGTAGCGAACCCCCACCAGTCATATGTGCGATATACACGTCTTCACGCGGTCGAGAACGTGGCAACTCGCGTAATAAAGCCACATCTACTCCCAGCAGACGTGCTAATTCATCATCCGTAAACGTCCAGCGGGAAAGTACGAACGGTACGTTTGGGAAATCCGGGTCATCCGGAGGATTCTGATATAAAGCCACGACGAGCGGCTTGTATTCCAGTTGCTCCTCCGCCACCGTAACTTCCGGTGCGCCGGTACGCGGGGCAATCATCCGCATCAGATCTCGCTCCGCAGCAAGTTTCGCATCTCCAGCGACGACGGCATGTGCTCCGATTGCTTGTAACGCTTCTTCAGCCGACTGAGCATGTCGTCATTGCGCGCGACGATCGTCGGATCCATCTGCACCCCGAAGCGCGGAGCCAGCCGAATCGCGAGCCCCGTCACCAGCAGGTCGTCGAACTCCGGCGGCAGCGGGACGGGGTCGTTCGCGCCCAGCACGTTCAGCCGCATCCAGTTGCCAAGATCCGCTCGGTAGAGCCACTTCCGCCCGTTCAGATCCTCCGGCGCCGCCGTGATGGAAGCGGCGTCCTCGATCCGGCGGCCGTTGCCGTTCAGAGTCACGTCGGCCAGCGAACCCACGTCCACCAGCGCCATCCGCGCGCCGTCGCTCGGCATCGCCGGGAAGTAGAGCGTGGTCGGCGCCGTGGTGAGCACCAGCAAACGCACGTTGGGCGGCGGGTAGGCCCACGGCTCCGCGCTCGTCTCCCCGGTCCCGGTGGGGGTGAGTGGGAAGCGAAGCGGCGCCACCGGGTTGTGCTCGGTGGGAGCGTACCAGTCGCGGTACTGTTCCCCCAGCTCGATCCCCAGCAGCGCCGAGATGTAGTTGTTGAGGCGCGGGATGGCCTCCACGAGTTCCTCCGCCGTGGTGGACTCACCCACGGCGATGAAGTTTCCCTCGCGGAACGCCTGAACGATGATTTCACTCACCAGGGTGGGCATACCTCAGTTCTCTTTCGACTGCTTTTCCAGCCAGTCCAGTGCCTCCTCGATGTCTCCGTCCGTCGCGTCATCTCCGATGACGATGCCCGCCTCGCGCAGCACCTTCAACCGCTCCGCACGCCCCTCATCCACCGTGATCGTCTCGTCGGACGGCGTGAACGGCGTGGCCTTGCCGCTCAGCTTGCGCGGGCCGCGGGACGGCTTCTCCGGCTCCGTCGTCGCTGCAGCAGGCGTCATCAGCTTGCGAGCCTCCGCGAGCTGCTGCTTGAGCTCCTCGTTCTCGACCCGCAGTTGCACGTTCTCCTTATGCAGTTGCTCGTTCCGAGCGAACAAAGCCCGCAGACGGTCCTGCACGGCCTCCGAACTCTCAGCCCCTGCCTTTTGCGTTGCCGGCGGGAGCTTGGACGGGTGCGAAACCCAGCCCTCCGGTACGTCCGCTTGACGGATGAACATCTGCGCCGCGCCGTTCGGACCGAACCGCCACGCGGGCCACTCCTGCAGTTCCGCCATCGTTACCCCACGCAGCCGAAAGGTGAAAAGCCCACCCGCCTCTACGGGCGGGCCTTCTGTCTCGCTGAACCCGTCAGCGGCGGCTTACACCGCCGGATCGCCGCTGTAGCGCGTCCCCAGCCGCGGATCCACGACCTTGGCCCCGTAGATCATGTCCCAGCGGTGGATGTGCCGACCAGTGGCGATGTCCGAGCCCCTCCAGTACCGAATGGAGATGCCCGTCTCCGGGTCGGTCGCGAAGCTGCTGGTGTCGCTGAGAGGCGTCTCCAGCCGCGCGGAGACCAGCTGGATCGCCTGCTTGCTCCACGCCGCGCGCGTCGGGATGACCGCGCTCGCCGGGGCGAAGAAGGTGAGAAGCGCGTCATTGGCGGGCGCGGCGCTCACCGTGGCGAAGGCCGTGTTGGTGTCCGCCTCGCCGCCCCCGGAACCGGGGACGACGATGTGCGGCCAGATCTGCAGCGTCGCCGCGCCCGCACCGTCCGCCGTCGCGTCCTCCGTCACCACGAATTGACGCAGGTACGGCAGCGTCTCGCCGCTCCGGTTGTTGATCGCGAAGACCCCGGCGATGGTAAAGATCTCGCCCTTCTTGACCGTCGCGCCGGCGCCCAGCGTGTCCACCAGCAGCGGAGACGCATCCAGATCCTTCACCGCGGCGTAGTTCACGTTCTGCGCGGCGCCCGCGATCTGCCCGGCGCCTTGCGAGCGCGTGCCCGTCGTCACGGAGCGGATGTGCTGCGTGGCGTACGCCTGGATCGAGGACATCAGCGGCACCCGCGCGCTCTCCAGCGCGGTCTTGTTCACTCCCTGAATGTTGCCGGTGAGAAGCGCGCCGCGCACCGTCTCGGCGTCGGCGTAGCTCATCACAGCGGTCAGATCCGCATCGGGGACGCTCTGTTCCATCAGCCGCGTGTGCGCGCGGAAGAACTGCTGCGGAGTGCGGAGTGGCTCACCCGGCGTGCCCACGTGAGACGCGAACGAGTGGAGCATGGTGTGGAGGTACAGGTCCACCTCGTGCGCGAGCGTGCTGGCCGCCGCGCGCACCACCGAGTTCCGCATCATCGCGTCGTAGCTCGTCACCGCCTCCAGGTCGGTAACACCGACGTGAACGTTCTTGTACCGGTTCACCGTGAGCGCGGTGCTGCCGACCGAGATCGACTGCTCGGCCAGGACGGCGCCGTCCTTGGCGATGAACTGCGGGGGCCGCTTCACGTAGATGGTGAGGCCGTTCTGGTCCGTCACCTTGTCCTTGAACTGCCCATCCACCAGCTTGCCCATCACCAGGTTGTTCTTCAGCAGCAGAAGCATGACGTTCGCATACTCCTTCGCCGCCAGAAACGCGTTTGCCATTTCAGGATGCCTTGTTTACCGACCGCTCGAACGCCAGAAAATCGTCCGACGCAGCCGTGGCCTGGAATTGGCCCCCTGCACCCCTCCCCGGCGTTACCGGCGGAGGCGCCTGGGGCGGCTTCTTGGTCACGGGCGTCGCGGCGTCGTCGCCGGTAGCGGCTGCCCGCGCAGCCGAAAACTTCGCTTCCAGCCTCCCGAAAAAGCGCGCCTGCTCCACCGGAGCTTGGCGAAACACGTTCATCGCCTCGTCCGGGTTGGAAGCGAGGTGATACGCGATGTCTTCCCCGACTTCCGACTGCACCAGCAGCACCCCGAGCGTCTCCGAAAGCGGCCAGGTACCCTCCTGCGCCCCTTTCACCACCACGTCGTCGAAATCAGGGTACCGCTCCCGACCCTGCAGCACCTGCTGCTCGAACCGGGAACGTACGGCCGCCTGCTGACGCTCCTGCGCGTCGCGCTCGCGGAACTCCGCGAATTTGCGCTCAGCCTGGTAGTCCACGACGGCCGCGATGTACGCCGGATCCAGTTCCCCGAACTCGAATTCCTCCGCCTTCGGAGGACCTTCAGCCGCGGCAGACTTCGCTGCTTCCTTCGGTGGTTCCTGCTCCACTACCACCACGCGCTCGGCGGTACGCTGAAACTCATCCAGCCGCTTCCGCAGGTCCGCTGCCTCGCGCTCCGCTTGGCGACGCGCGCGAGTGAGCTCGTCGATCCGCTCCTGCGCGGTCTGCGCCTTCTTCGGTGCGGGAACCGGCGCATCACCAGCCTCCTCCGCGCCACCCTCTTCGTTGACCGGCTCCGGTGCCAGCGCCGGCGCCGCGACGGGCGCTTCCTCTTCGATCGGCTCACCACCGGCGAACGCTTCCGTGGAGAAGCCCGCAAACGGGTCGTTCTTCTGCTCCGGTTTCTCAGGTGCAGGCGCCTGTTCAACGGGTACGAGGGTGGAGACGTCGCTCATCGGGGCTACTCCGCGCCGTTACCGGCGGATGTGTCGTGCTGGCTCGCGGCCAGAAGAACCTTCGCGTGGTCGATCATGCGGCGCTCGCGCTCCACTTCCACCTTCTCCCGAGCCACGCCAACTTCGGACAGCGTCTTTTCGGCCTGGGCGACGGTGAGCTGAGCGCGTACCTGCGCCTCCGCGATCTTCGCCTGCTTTTCCGCAACTTCGATCTGCTTCAGCGCGATATCGGCCTGCTTGTCTGCCATTTCCAACCGCAGCATCTGCTGCTGCAGCTGCTCCTGCTCCTGCGCTTGCTGGGTGTCCAGCTGCTGCTGCTGAAGCTGCTCCTCGTCCATGTCCTGTTCTGAAACCATACCCGCAGGGAGCTGAGTGCGCAAGCGTTTTGCGATTTCCGCCGCCCCGGGCCAGTCCTGCGCCTCCACGATCTTGTCCGCAGCGATGCCCATCGTAAGCGGCATCGCATTCACCATCGCCATCATCTCTTCGCGCGCCTCGACGCGGCGCGTGGTGTAGCTCGGGCCGGTGGTCACGGTCACGCTGTACTTGCCGAGCGTGATATCGACGCTACTCGGGTCGGCGTCGTCGTTCACCCGGACCAGCTGCTCGTTCGCCATGTCGGCGCCGAGCACCTTGATGGTGCGCGGAGTGTCATACACGAACGGGATCAGGTGGTTGATGACCTTCCCAGCCTCCTCGATCGCCGCATTCATGTTGTCGTCGTAGATGACCGTACCGACCTCACCTACACGCTGCCGAGCCATGATCGCGCGACCGGACACCTCGTTCGACTCCATCCCAAGGCTCGCCTCGTGGATGTTCGAAACGTCGCGGAGATCCTGTGCGGCTAGCCCCGCTTCCTGGATCAGCGCAGCCTCCATCTGTACCGGCTCAATTCGCTGTGGAGGCGTTCCTGAATTTGCGTTGTAAGTAAGCAGCGGATCTTCAGATAGGTGACTGTCGCGCCACTGCTGCTCGCGACCCTCAACCGCCGTATCCGCGGCCAGCCACTTTGCCTTGGGCGACCCCACCAGCTTCTCCGCGATGATGGAGCGCCAGTAGTTGTGCAGCCGCTGGGGGTCGCGGAGGAAGCGAACCACGCCCCAGCGGATGCGGTCGCCCTCGATCAGCAGCTCCCAGCCGGGAACGCGAAAGACCGGCACGCGCTGAACGGGAAGATCGTAGGGTCCGGCCAGGATGTCGTGGCTGGAGCAGAGGTAAAGCTGCGCGTACTTGCGCTGGACCTCGCGCACCAGCGGCTCACCGCCCGCGCCCGTCGCCACCAGGTCGAACCACTCCAGCTCATCCTGGTCCGTTACATCCTGAACGGAGCCATCCTTGAAGAGCGCGACAATTCGCTGCTTCGAGCGCATCCGCCAGAACGAGAGCACCTGCACTCCGCTCGCGGAATCTCCATAGCCGTGGCGACTTGATGTAAGGTCCGCGTTCCACTCACCTGCATCCGCCTTCGGGTAGCGGCGCTTGAACTCCTCCCGCGGAAGCGTGTCGACGACGAACACGTGCTCCGCGTCCGCGCCGGTCGGGTCTACGTTACTCCGGTCCCACACCACGGAGAGCGGGTTGGGGATGGCAGCGATCCGGATGTCCTGTTCGAAGACGTCGTCGTGCGCGTAGTCGAGGTGCACCTGGAAGTTGCCGACGCCGCCGATGATGACCTGCTGAAACGCGGTGTCGTAGGCGTGCTGCGCCCGGGAGAGCTTCTGAATTGAGCGGATTAGCCCCTCGCGGACCTCCGCCACCTTCTTGTCCCCGCCGGCGTCCGGCTGAACCTTGATCCCGGTGTCGTTCAGCCGCCGATTGCCGACCAGCTGAGCAACGAAGGCCGGCAACCGGTTGATCGTGAGCGTGGGCTTGTTCGCCGCGGCGCGGCGTTGCCGCACTCCTTGATCCCATTGCTCGCCGGCCACGAAACGAGCGTCCTCGATCGCCTCGCGGCGGTTTTGTTCGTCGGCCTCCATGTCCGCGTCGAACGTCTTGCGGACATGGGCCAGAAAATCGTGCTCAGACTCGAAATCGTCGGGATGCTTAGGCTTCTTCGCCTTCTGCGCACCCGGCTCGGCCTGCGCGTCGGCGGCGGCGCGGGCGTTGGGGCCAACGACGGAGGGTGCGGCAAGATCGATCACGCCATCCATCCGTTCGGAGAACCGGCAGGAAGCCGCTCTGAGGATTGTGGAAAGGGAAATTCAGCACGAACCGGAGCCCAACGCCGTTCTTTGAGATCATCTTTCAAGCGCTGCTCGGACTCAACAATCCGCTCCAGCTCCGCAAAAGTCAAGGCAACCGAATCCCACAGGTCCGGGCTGCGCACTCCGCGTAGACGCATGTCCTGCTTGCTCTCCAACAGGAAGTCGTTGTCGAGCAGTGGCTTGATTCGAGGCGCGGTAGCGTCCGCTTGCAGCGCGTCGTCGTTCGGCAAGCTCACCCCCTCGGGGAGCTCCAGCCAGTCCTTCGAGCGGTCCCACATCTCCGCGCGGCGGTTCTTCGGTCCCGGCACCTTCGGCAAGGCCAGCTTTGCCTGGCTCGTCGCGCCGAAGTTCACCCCGCGTACGATCGAGCGGTACGGCTCTCCCTTCGCACGCAGGAGGGTATATATCGCGTGTCCGATGCCCGCCAGATCGAGGTAGAAACGGTGCGGTTTGTGGTCATCGATCAGCTGGCGGAGCCACTCGATTGCTTCTACCGTGTCCGGCACCTGGCGATAGTCCACGAAATGTACCACCGCACCTTGCCGCTTGGCGACGGCGAAGCGGTCCTTGCCCGGGCCGCTCGGATCGCCGCCCATGATGACGGGGCCCGCCGCCACGACGCCCTTGCGCTTCCGCGCACGCAGCACCTGGATGGGGAGGATGAAGCTCCGCTTGATGTCGGCGGAGGAGAAAGCCAGGTCAGGACTGCCGGGATACTCACGGTCGAAGAGCTGGACGCTGCGCAGCTCCTCGACCTTCGCCCGCCGCCATGCCATCTGCTCCAGCGAAAGGTTGAAAAGCTGCGCGTATTCCTTCTCCGTCATGCCTGTGTCACCGGGCTCGGTCGAGAGCTCGAAGTCGTGCGGCACCTCGCGGCGGTACTCCTCCTGCCAGAACCAGGGGACAAAGATGGGGATGTAATCCCCCTCGCCGGCTATCGCCCTGTGCCAGCGCTCGTAGAACTCCCCACTCGCGCCGCTGGCCGTGGATTCCAGAATGATCTCCGTCCCCGGCCGGTCGGGAACCGCCTGGACGGAGGAACCGAAATGCTCCCCCGCGCTCTGCCAGTAGGCTACCTCCGAACCGTGGAAAAGCGTGATCGTGCCTCCGCGGCCGCCGGCCTTCTGCCCCGCTGTGGCCACCTCGTACACGGAATCCAGCCGATTGAACTCCAGCTCCTTGACGTTGGACGCGCCGACGCTCGGGCGGATCGGGTTGTGAACCTGGAACCGATCGACGAATGCGAACAGCTTATCGCTGGCGGCCTGCTCATGCGAAAGGATGTAGACTACGATGCCGCGGTACAGCGTCGCCCGATTGTAGTAACGCACGGCGACGTACGTGGAGATCCCCTGCTGCCGTGCCTTCAGCACCAGCGCGCGCACCTTGCCCGTCTTCGCTTTCTGCTCCTCCAGCCGAGCGTGGACGTAGCGCTGCGCGGTGTTGAAGCCCGGAAAGGAGACGAGCCGGCTGTCCTTGTCGCGGATCCGCAGACAGTCCTGTGCGTAGCGCTCCAGGTCGCGGCGGTATGTCGCGAGCAGCTCCAGCGTTGCCTGCTCTTTGTGCGTCGTGCTCATGACCGTGGAGCGCGCAGGATGAAGCATGCGATGTGCTGACCGATGCCGGGTCCGGGTGTCCCGTCTTCCGTCGAGCACCAACGCACATCACCCAAGTTCCGCACTTCGGAACCTGCCGCTTCGAGAAGCATCAGCAGCCATTTCTGCACCGGGTACACAAAGACGATCGTTTTGCCAGTTTTCCACTCCTCGATCGCTTTGCGCACCCACGCCGTAGGGCCCTTCTTTCGACCATTGTGAATGATGGAGCCAAACGGTGGATTAACGTAATTTACGCTTCCCCACTCACAGGTCAATCCATCGAACCCAGCAGGCAGAGGGTGGGGGCAAGGATCGAAATCGAAGTTGAATTCGGCATTCAGCTGCGCATAGAGCTCAGGCGGCGTCAACCAGTAGTGCTTATTGTCCGCGCCGTTGCCGCGGTGAAATTTATTCGCTGCCGGCGCTACTGACCCCGAACGGGCGCTGGGTGTACTCACGGGTGCAGCACACGGTAAAACGCGCGCGCCATGTCCTCCACAGCCTGTTCAAGGCCATCGCTCAGCACCTGTTGGAGCAGGCGATGAGCCGCGGAATTTTCTTCCGGACCGTGCGCATCCAGTGCGCGAGCTACAGTCCACTGATACGGTTCAACCAGCACGTGGCAAAGCTCGTGAATGAAACTGTTCTCCCGCTGCGCCGCGGGGTGGGAAAACCAGTCCGGCCCTACCATGATCAAAGCCCAGCGGTTCCTCACACTGATTTCTATCTTGAGGGTCGAGTCCAGAAAAGGCGAGTGCCGCAGTATGACAGTCTGGCACCAGGTGGGAAGAAGCACTTCCAGCGGCGCGAAGACCGGTTCCACGATCGCACGCAGGTCCGCGGGGAAGTCTCCTTCCCACTCGACGTGGCGGGCGGGGCCAAGAATGGAAAGTGCGTAATCGGAGCCGTTGACCTCAGCCATCCAGAACCTCGTAATCCGCGTCTACGGGTTCGTCGCCGTTGCTGCGTGATGTGGTGCTCGCGTCCAGGCGCAGCAGCAGGTCTTCGATCCCTTCGGACGTCTGCAGCTCGACCTCGCGGGTGATGACCTTGGGGAAGAGCTTGGTAAAGAATGCTTCCGGGTTCTTATCCGCCCAATCAGCCATCCGTTCCACGCCGCCGATCATCTCGAAAGCGAGGAGCACGGTTTCGCGGGCGTAGCGGCCGGCATGCGCGATAACCGCGCCGTCCGCGTCGCCAAACGGCGCGGGGCTGTGTCGCGGCTGGATGGAGGGAGGACGGAGGTTGAGACTCATGGGAAGGAGACTACACACTCGGTGGGGAAACGTCAAGCGGCGCGTTCCACGTGGAACGCGCCGCCAGAGCTTAGTTGTTCAATTCCCTGGGGTGAGGGTCAACGCAGCTTGTCGTCCTTCGCGTGCTGCGGCCGCGCGTAGCCCGGGTCGCCCTCGATGATGATGTTCTGGTCCGGGTCCGACGCGGGGCCGCCTTCGCCGCCGGACTTGTAGGACTGCAGCCCAGGGTCGCGCTGCTGCTCGTGTTGTTCCTTGGTGGTTGGCTCGACGGGGTCCTTCTCCGGCATGGTGTCGTTCTGGTGCGCGAAGACGGCGCCGGCGTAGCAGTGCCGTTCCGAGCCGCCGCAGTTGGCCGAGCAGTTGTCGGACGGCCCGTAGTCGGAGGCCGTGGAGCTGGGCATGGTGTCGAACGCCTGCACGGAGAGCAGTTCCAGGTCGAGCTTCAGCTTCTGCATCTCGGGAAACTCCTGTGACGAAGGGGGTTTTTAGCAGCGTAGTGCTCGGCATGGGTAATATTGCGGATTTGGTGGTGTAATCGCAAGGGTCATGAAAAATCTGGTATGTGGCGCGTCGTTCTGCATGCAAAGCAACCCGCCGCGCGCCACGAACCCACCCCCGGGGGGTGCGCCGCGCCGGGCCGGTCCGAAACGCCGGCGGCTGAGCTCGCTGCCACCAGGCACGTTGCTAGCCTGGACTATACACACAGCGTGTATAAGGTTTGCACGTACGACGCCCTTGCGAGACTATACAAATGAGAGTAAGCTACACGCAGGTTCGAGAGCACAGCACACCTGCGTACGAAGCAACGACGATGCGTGAGATTCCGGAAACGATCGAGGTGCGCGGCAAGACCTTCTACCTATTCGAAACCTACACGTACAAGAACGTTGCGGAGAAGGTAGAGGTTTCGCTCCGCAGGGCGCTCTACCAGACGCGCATCGAAGCGCGCCGTGGCGCGAACGCGGTTATACACCCTGCCGCGCGCGAACAAGTAAGCCCCCTCTCACACCGGAGTTACAACCATGCAGCTCAGCACCTATGAAGTAGACGCGGAGTTCTCGCGAAACACCGGTATCCCGGTCGGCGTGCGCTTCACGTTCTGTGACAAATGCGCCAGGGACGCCGAAATGATGCGAGTAGGTCCGGCGGCCGGCAAGTGCGAGATGTGCGGCAAGTCCAGCCCTCTGAACTGAAAGGATACACGATGCCCAAGATCCCCGAACGTCAAAACGACGAAGTAGCTGCGCGCCGCGCTTTAACGCGCGGCCACGGGTACACCTCGAAAGACGCGGCCATGCAGGCAGCGCGCGGCTGGCTGCTGGACGGATGGGCCGTGCGCATCGTGTGCGCGGTGGACGGGACGTTCACGCTCGAAGCATGGGAGATATGACGATGCTCAATCACTTTGCTGACCGCCACGCCGGCGAGGTGTACGACCTGAACGGTGCACCTGTAGTTCTCATTCACCAGCACGCCGCGTCCTGGGGCCAGACGTGGATAGTTCGCTACCTGGACGACGAGCCGGGGCGCACCTTCGCAATCGAGCCGGGCTATCTGGACAAGCTAGGGATGGGAACTGCTGGGCCACCACGTACGCGGCAGCGCGTACATCCCTGTGACAGAGTGATGGAGCTCCCACATCCTGGACGCGCCGCCGCGCAGCTCCGCGCGCGGCGAGAGCGCCGCGGCGGCGGGCTACGGTCTCAGTCGCGACGTAAATCCGCACGGCGAGGGGACGGAGCTCTGGCGCTCGTGGAACGCCGGGTGGCGGGAGAACGCGGAAACCAACAACGGAGGGTGAGAAGATGAAGAAGAATCCGCTCGACGGCTCCAGGCACTGCGCGCGTAGTGATGCGTGCATCTTGGCGTACGGTCACGGTGGACGCTGCGTCGTGGAGGTGCTCGGGATCGAGGAGGGGAATCCGGCGTACGACGCACAAGGATGCCCGGAGGCGAACGGCTTATAATCCGTCGATCGTAGCTGCGCCGCGCCGAATACGGGAGGGAGAAGATTATAGAACGTATTAATTATTATCACCATGTTCTACTCCCTTTTAGCGTTAGGAAAATAGAAAGTATTAATATAATATAGGGTATAAAGAGTATATAAGATGAAACGGGTGCAAACCCAACATTTTGGTACGACAACGTAGTATCTATACACCACACGCGCAGGGTACGCGAATCATTAGAGAAAGATTAACAAAGTTGTGGTGATTATACACAACTAAGTGCAGATAATCACAGACCCTTGACAGCGCCACTCGCAATCCTTACTGTACACACGTAGTGCACTCTCACCTCCAACAGGATAAAGCGACAAGGGCACATTTCTACGGCGCTTTGCAGGGCGCGCGCGGCAAAGTGACCCGGCTGGGTAGTAAGCCGGTCCGGGCTGCGCACCACGGCGGCGAGCTGGGAAGGAGCTGTGGAGGTGTATCTCTACCGCGACGAGGCGACGGGCAAGGACATGGCGCGCGTCAGCTTGAGACCGTGGCAAGGCGGCCGCGGAACGTCACGCGTACTGTACGACGGGCCAGTAAGCGGAAAGTGAACGAGCGGCGCCACTCTCACCTCCACCAGGATAGAACGATGCGTTACGCAGAAGCCGAAGCGCTCGCCGCTGAGAACGCAAATCGCACCGGCGGCCCTTACTACGTAATTTGCAAGGCTATCCCCACCGCGCCCGCCGGGTCCGAATACGAAGCCTGCGCTCCCGGCAAGGCATGGGGGTGGGCCCAGCGCGATGGCTGGCACCTCGCAGCTGAGATCCTTCCCACCGTGGCCGTGCGTGCAGCCTTGATCGTCAATACCCCTTCCACCGGAGCCTGACCCATGCCCACGACCACCAAGCAGCACGAAGCCGCCGCCCGCAGCGCCTGGAGCGCACTCCTCTACGTCGGAGAGTGCTGGGACTGGACCGCTCCCCGCCTGCTGCGCGAGGCGGAGAAGAGCGAAGCACGTCTGGCGCGCGAACTGAGCGCCTCGTTTACGAAGCCGGAACAGCTCGCCGCGCTGTGCAACACCGCGCTTGACGATTATGCGCTGACAGATCTGTATCATCTTCGCCCGGGACATCAGCAGGTCGCGATCGTGGCGGCCGCGATGCGCGAGCGCCGCTCGGACGCCTTCGCCGCGTGGGAGCGCGAGCACGGCGACAAGGTCCGCGCGGCGCGTGCTGCGTTCAACGGCTGGAGTGAAGCTGCTGGCCCAACCCCCTGAGAGGAGCACCTTCCCATGCAGATCCTTACCAGCACCCGCCTCGAAGCTGTGCCGGACGGCAGCGACGCTGCGCTGGCGGCTCCCAACTTCACGGCGAAGCTCTCCGTGCCCGGCGGCCGGCCCGGAGACTCGGAGAGGCTGGCTGCCGCCCTCGCCGCCAGCTCCAACACCCTCTCCGTCCGTCGCGCTGCGGACCGCGAACAGATGGCCGCCGAGCTCGTTACCTTGATCCGCTCGCTTCCGCACGGCGCAACCTGCACCGAGGAGCTGCGCGGCCCACGCGAGCTCGTGGTTCGGATCGACACGCCGTGCGGCGCGCTCGCCTGCGTGGACTTCGACGGCGCCACCGTCCAGCCTGACCTATGGGTGGTGACATGGAACACGCGCAAGCGCATGGCGTCGTCGATGGGCGCGGTGAACCCACACCACGGAGCCAAGCTCACCCGCGTCTTCTACTCCTTTCCCGCGCTGCTGGGCGGGTTGGCGCATGATATCGCGCTCTTCGCGGATGGAAGCGCGTATGCCTCGCCCGAAGCGACGAGCGCTTACCTACGCGCGGCACCGCCGCCCTATCCCCTGGGCTGAACCCATGAGGTAAGCTGATTGGTGCTCTCTCCCCGGAAGAGCGCGATGCCGTGCTCCGCTGCTGGATGGCCTGCGACTGCTACGTAGACGGCGCGGGGAACTACCGCTTGTACGCCACGCGGAAGGTGGCGCCATGGAACAAGGCGGCGAAACGCACTTGGCCGAACAGCGGGTACCTGCACGCCGAAGCGATGCAGAAAAGCATTCCTACCTGCACCTGCTTTCGACATCTGCACCGCGCTGCCGCGCACGGCGAGAGCTGCGCGCATTACCAGCCTACCTGAAGAGAAGGAGAAGGCCATGCCTAACGACGTGTTCCGCGAAGCGGAGGAGCAGCGTGAAGTACGTGACTGCGCCGCCCTGCTGGAGGAGGAGACCGCCGCTCTGCGCGTCCGCGTGGCGGAGCTGGAGGAGACGGTGCGCATCGGCCAACAGGAAAAGGATGAGATGACCGTTAAGATGCAGCGACTGGAAAACACCCTGCACGAAATCAAAGGCGCCGTGCGCAGCCTGTCATCATTGGTGCAGCCTTCCCTGTGAATGAGAGTTCCCTTGCGCCAAGCTGCACCGGAAGCGTATAGTTCCGGTCCACCCCTGAACGAGCAGGCTTAGGAATGAACGATCTCGCGCGCCGCATCGAGGCTGCTTACATGCGGCGGACCGGATCCACGACGCCCTACGGCGCGCGCGCCTGGTTCGCGCGCCAGGCGAGGGTGCGCCCGTACTCCGTTTCTCGCTGGCTCGCCGGCGCGCCGATATCCGGCCCGCCGCTGGCCGTGCTGGAGCTGCTGGAGGGCGAGCCTTCACACGCAGATACGGAGGGTTGACGCTGTGGAAATCGAGGTGCGCTGGACGCGATTTGCCGAGACGGCGGATACCTACGGTGGATGGCGATTGCAGCTGCCGGATGGGCGCGTGCTTTGGCTTTACGATGATGGTTCCTGTGAGGTGGAGCAGGCACGATGACCCCCCTTCAGACCGCCGTGGAAGCTGCCGTGCGCGAGCTAGTGGTCGAGCTGGGCCCGCTGGACCCCGCCGCGGCGCACGCCGCGCTCTGGCCCTACGTGAGGGCCGCCGTGGCGCCCTACGCGCCCCGTGCCGCTCAAGCGTCGGTCTCCACGCCCCGCGACCGGCGCGTGCGCCGCTGGCAATACACTGTCCGCTTCTGGGACTCCGCCGGCGAGCTCGTGGCGGAGACGGACCCTGAGCAGATGGAGGGGACGGGCGCCGTGCCCAGCATCATCGCGGCGTTGGCGGAGGAGCTGCACGGCTTCGTCCCGGCGGAGCTGCATCCGGAGGTGACGAAGGCGCGGCTGCCGCAGCTCCGGAACAACCTGGGGCGGGGCCCACGCGCTGCGCTCCGCATCCCCTACGCGGACGGCAGCGGCGCGCCGCACGTCTGCCAGATGGACATTCACCGGCTGGAGGGGTGATGTGCGGCCTTGATCACTTCGACGCCACCGATCGTCCGCAGGTGGTGGAGATGATTCGACAGGTGGAGGCAGGTTTGATGCAGCCGCAAACTTTGCGTAGCCTGTTGGCGGAATCACGCCTGCGTCACCGGCAAGCCCGTCGTGAAGTAGCACGAGGGGCAGAGTGGGCGATGACGTATTGGCGAACGCTAGATATGGCGCACCGTAAGATTCGGGGTATCTGCGCGGTGCTGCGCGCGACACGATGACCCCCACCCCCCGCCAGCTCGCCGCCGCGGATCTCGCGCGCTCTGGCATCCCGCCCTCCGCGGCGTCCTACGCGGGGCTGGGCGTGGTGCCGGACGCGCGCGCCCTGCACCCGGACTACGCGCCTGCGCCGGCGCTGGTGATTCCGTATCTGGACCCCTGGACCGGCGAGGCAGTGCACTACGTGAACGGCGCGGGGCCGAAGCCGTTCGCCCGCGTGCGCTACTTGGACGCCGCCCCTCAGCTCTTCAGCGTAAACCCGTTCAAGCCGGCCAAGGTGCAGCGCTACGCGCAACCGGGGGGCTCGGGGGTGCATGCCTACTTCCCGCCCGCGCGCGGGCTGTCCTGGGCCGACGTCGCGGGTGACGCGGGGCATCCGCTCTTGATCGTGGAGGGGGAGAAGAAGGCGTTGGCC